TTTGTTCTAAGTAACTTTTCATACCTAAAGCGGTGGTTACACCATCTAAATCTTGGTGAAAATATATCTTAGCCTCAGGGTATCTTTTAGATAATTCTCTGATGTTTCTTATTCCTGATTCCGTTATTAACTTTTTCTTCATAGTTATAAATAGTTTTCAACAAAAAAAAGTTTGCAGATAATAAATTAAAACTCAGAAATGGTGTGATCTCCCCATTCATAATCATCTTCCATAATAAATAATTTGTTATAAATACTACGTAAAAATAAAAAATCCCATTTAATTAAATGGGAGTTCTTTTATTTGTTCTAAAGCTTTGAAATAATTAATTCTTGTTTCGGCAATTTGTTTGTAATTTTCACTTAACTCAATACCTAACCATCTACGTTCTAATATCTGAGCCGCCACTAATGTTGTACCTGAACCAGCAAATGGATCTAATATTACATCGTTCTTGTAGGATAGTATCTTAATAGCCTTGGTCGGTATGTCCATTGAGAAAGTTGCCTTGGTGAGTGATTTAGTATCTGCAAAGTAATTCCACTGACCAAATACAAGTTCCATAAACTCTTTCTTATCTTTTTCTTCATATACAATTTTTTTCTTTAATGTCCCGTCTTCCTGTTCAATTTCAGTAGGTGTTCCTTTCCACTGAGGTTCTCCTTTAACCTTTTTAATGTGGTGTTTTTTGTATGCTAATATCACACACTCCTTTGGATTATAAATATACGGACTTGATGGACTCATCCAAGAACCCCATGCCGTTGTCTTAGATCTATGTGGCGATTCTTCTTCAAGATCAACGATACCAAAGAACCCAAATCCAATTTGTTTCATTAACTGATACATCTCAGAAACAAAGAAAATTCTCCCACCTTTCTTTTGTCTGTTAATCTCATAAGGAATGTTAAGTGCAATACGACCATCATCTTTTAATACGTTATACGCTTCAGTTAACCAGTTCTTAGCAAATACTAAATACTCATCAAATTCAACATCGTCGTCGTGTACATCATAATCAATACCGACTCCATATGGAGGCGATGTACAAATTAAATCAACGGATCCTTCAGGTAATGTTTTCATTACTTCAATACAATCCCCACTTATAATTTTTCCTGTTTCTATCATTATTTTATTTATTTATTTAAATTACACTTGTTATTGCTTGAGCTAGTTTATATCCTGTGAAGGCACCTATTGCTGCCGAACCCGGTAAAACAATAAACTTACCCAACATAGTTTCATATTTCTTCCTATTAACAATATAAGAAATTAATATGTAATAGGCAATGTAGTTGATTAAAACCAAAAAGTCCAACTCTTTTGTAACAAAAACCACAATTGAATTTCCAAGAAATCCCCACATAAAATTAATAAGTGTTTCACGGATTAACTCACCAGGAGTTGTGATCGCATCTAATATCCCAATCTCTTTATTAAGTCCCTTTTTATTTTTAATTTCCATATTGTCTATCTAAGTAATCAAATAAATTTAAAAACTTAGGAATCTCACCATTTTTAGTTATATAATATTCTCTTAGTTTTGTACAATTAAGACCATATTTCCTATCATGACCTAATCTGTCTTCAACGTATTTAACATCAACCTCTTTGTTTAAAATATAAGAAATATTTTTAATAATGTCCAAATTTGTCACTCTGAAAGTTGTTCCAATATTATAAGTGGTGTTTACAATTTCATCGTCAAACATTAAATCACAAATGACTTTTACATTATCATAAACATACATCCATTCTCTAACTTGTAATCCGTCACCATAAACTGGAATTGGTTTACCTTCACCGATAGATCTTGCAATTGTTGGTAAGAATTTTTCCTCAAACTGATGTTCACCAAAATTATTACAAGTTCTTGTGATGATATATGGTAAACCATAAGTTCTATTAGCAGATAAAACTAACATATCAGATGCCGCTTTAGTTGCGGAATAATATGAGCTAGACTTTAAACTATCATCTTCAGTTGCCGTATGATTAATTGAAAAATGTTCATCCATATCCCCATAAACCTCATCGGTTGAAATGTGTATGAATTTTTTAATATTTTTATTATTTCTTGATATCTCTAATAAATTAAATGTTCCTTCAACATTAGTTCTAACAAATGGTAGCCCATTCTTAATTGAATTGTCGACGTGAGACTCAGCAGCAAAGTGAACCATGTAATCAAAATCACCAAGTTCATCTGCCGTTACATCACAAATGTCTTTTTGTAAAAAAGAAACATTGTGTTTAATATTCATTCTACGACCAGCGTATGTTAGTTTATCAACACAAAGAACATCACATTCAAAGTTATCTAATAGGTGATTTATAAATGCGGATCCTATAAACCCCGCTCCTCCTGTTACTACTATTTTCATTTTTTCTCTAGTGTTTCTATATGATGTTGCAAGTACCATAATGCTTTCTTAAGGTCCTGTAACTCTTTATCTTTTTTTCCAGCTCTTGAAATATACTTTACCGTATTTCCTAAACTAAATCCTAAATCCCAAGCATCAATAACTTTTATTGCCTCATAAAGATTATTCTCTCCTCCGTAATGGTTAGGATGATTAACTTGTTCTACTTTTGGTGGAGGACACTCACAAAATACGTTAGCTCCACATACACATTCTTTTTCCATTATTCTTCTCTATATTCTTTTAATAATTCATCATTTGAAATTGTTCCGTATTTTTCATTAAGACCTTCCATATCAACATCCTTACTCATCATTATTTTAACATCGTAGATTTGATCGGTAGTATTTAAAGATATGTCAATTTCTTTAATAATTTTGTATGGGTCAGCATTTGATCCAGGTCTTCTATCCTCAACATAACCTTTCCAATTTTTTGCAGTATCTCTTGGAATTCTAATTGATGCTCCACGATCTGAAACCCCCCAACTAAATTTATCAATTGATTGTGTTTCAAATTTACCAGTTAAACGAAGATTGTTATCTGACCCGTAAGCTTTAATGTGAGCCTCATGTCTTACTTCAAACGCATTAAATAATGACATAAAATATTTTTCGTTACCATCATTTCTCATTTTATCTGTGGAGAAATTTGCATGAAGTCCAGATCCGTTCCATTCTCCTTTTTGAATTGGTTTTGGATGTAGATTAACCCCATAATTATATTTTTCAGAGATTTTATATAAAAAGTACCTGGTCATCCACAAATCATCACCCGCCTTTAATTTACCTTTTGAAAATACTTGGTATTCCCATTGACCTAATGCAACCTCAGCGTTGATCCCTGTAATATCAATTCCGTATTTTAAACACATATCCATATGTTCTTCAACAAAATCTCTTCCTGCAACATATTCACCAACACCACAATAATATTTACCTTGTGGTTCCAAGTTGTTTTCATTGTGCCCTAAAATACATTTGTTATTTCTATCGTAGATAAAATATTCTTGTTCAAACCCAAACCACAAATCTTCTTGATCTCCAATTAGTTTTGATCTTGTATTAGTTTCGTGTGGTGTACCATCAGAGTTCATTACTTCACATAACACGTAAATTGTGTTTGTATTATCACAAAAATAATGTCTAACAGGTATTAAAATACAATCAGAACTATTACCTTCCGCTTGTAATGTTGATGACCCATCAAAGTTCCATTCAGGGAAATTATTTAGAACTAAACAATTTTTAATTTGCTCATAGTCCACAATTTTAATCTTACTTCTAAGGTTTGGCTCCGGTATATATCCGTCAATCCACACATATTCTAACTTAACTTTCATTTATTTTTATTTATGTATTTTATTATTTCTTCCTCATTTTTTCCCTCATTAAACATCCTGTAGACATTGCGTGAAAATTCATCCGTACACAATACTGCGTCGGCATCTAAATAATTCATAATATCTGTAAGGTGGTTAAGGATGTTCTCTTTCTTTAAAAATCTTTTGTTAAAACCCATTTTTAATCTTCTAAAAATTCTTTTTCTTTTTTCTTGTCCTCTTGTTCAATATTGTAATTTCTCGTTTGATTAATTAACATTATTGTTTTTCTTTTAAATAATGGTAATAATGTTTCTTCAATTGGGAAATCACCTTTACTAATCATTTCTAACACCGGTAACTTTGTTTTGTTTTCGGTCTCAGAAAATGTAGTTATTATCTTTGGTATTGTCAATTTGTTTTTATCATCACAATAAATTAATTTAACATTTGTCTTATTTTCTGGTGATTTTTTTGCTGCCGGAGATACTTCATACTCCCAAACATAATACTTGTTGTCTCTCTTATCCAAATGGAAGAAGAAACCTTTGTTAGATAAAATTTCTTTTTTATTCTTCCTGTATTTTGCCTCAATACTATCATAAACTAATGTCCACACAGATTTTGCAATATTAAAATATTCCGTCATCCTTGGTGCAGTGTATTGTAAAATTTTTGTGAATTCTTCATATTCATCAGTTGACATTTCAGGAACACTTTTAATTTTAAGATCTTTCACTAAAAGTTCGTCATCAACTGAATTAAATTTTTTGTTTGTATATATGATTTTCTTATCCCTGATAAGTGTTTGTATGTTTGCTAAATGTAATGATAATTCTATAAATCCAGGGTAAAGTTCCATGTTATCTAACTTTTCACCCATACGTTGGAAATATGATAGTAATTTATATTCCTTATGTTCACTATCAATTGGCTTTTCAAACATCCAATCGGTGTTCATTACAAATTCTATTTTTTTATTTCTTGCCATTACCCATAAACATAATAATATAATTGTATTCTGTAAAGGTATTAGTCAGTTCTCATTACAACAAAAGTTGAATCATTAACTGAAACGGTATCATATTCATTGTTGTAACTACTTATTACACTATAATCATTCTCATCTATTAAATCATTTATTAAACTTTGTCTATCTATAAAATTATTATAGTCATCACCCATTTGATCTAACCAACGCATTGGGTCATCTCTAATTTCTCCTAACCTATCCTCAACGGCTTCTTCAACCTCATCGTCATTTAAATCACCATCTGGGTCGTCTCTTATATCTTGTATTTCAACATCAATGTCTTCTATTTCACTTTCAATTTCTTCAACCCTTGATTCATTATCCGACTCATGTTCACCATCCTCATCTTCATCTTCATAAGTTACTGACTCAACTTTTTTACCGTTTTGGTAAATTTGCCATTTATTTTCAGACCATTCAACAATTAAAATATTATCCATATAATCATTAAATTTGAAGTATTTTAAATCTTCAATATCTTCCTCTATAAGAGGAGATCTAGCTCCACTTGAAATTAAATATTTTTCGGTTTGAAGTGACCTTTTTTGGTTTTGTAATTTTTCAATTTCTTTATCTTGTTTAACACTAGTTTCCCTACTAACATCATAATTTTCAGGATCGTCCATAACCCATTCACGAACCGCGTCTTCATAATATTCTGCAACTTCGTCACCATCAATATGGTAAGATAAAGTATTTTTATCAAAATTACTTAAATCATTTAACAATTCATCATAATACTCTTTAAGAGAACTATCCGCTTCATTTTCAGTTCCAACCGCATAAACATAACCACTAGCATCATTATGTATTGACCTAAATGTATGTAAGTCATAATGGGAACTTTCAGGTATTAAATCATACACATCATTATCTTTGTCCTTAAGTTCATCAATCTCGGATTGCAAATCATTTTGTTCAATCTCCAATTCATCAACAATTTCAGAATCTTCCTCGTTATCTATTCTTTCCTCAAGTTCTTCCATTCTTTTTTCTAAATCTTCTAATTCTTCACGTTCTGGTCCATCTAAATATCCAATATCACCTTCTTGAACCATATAGTCAAAAACTGCGTTTGCCATTAAACCTTCTTTATCAATATTAGAATTATTTAGATCCCATTCACCATCTTCTCTTCTTTGTCTTGCTTCAGCCCTTAAAGCCATTTCTTTTCTTCTATCAAGTTCTTTACTATATGGTGTGTCCCAATAACTTAAACTACCACCAACTGTAACACCTTCAAGACTTACAATACCTGTGGAACGAACATTTAAATCACCAGTCACAATTAACTCACCCAAATTAGTTATTTGTTTTAAACCAATTAAAGATAAGCTACCATTAACTCTTATTTTTTTACCCTTGAAATCAGGAAACTTAGGAATCGCTTGTGCTTTGTAATTAACAGACTTTAGTAAATCAATATATTCTTGGGGTGTAAAATCTTCATACTCAACACTATCATCTTGTTCAATAATAATATTCTTTATTAATCCAATTAAATCACTCTCGTTAATCCTTACAACTTTTTTCATATTACAATAAATATTTAATGGTTTACAAAATATGATACTTCTCTGATATTTATAATTAAATAAACCTATTAAAACAAATATTATGGGATGCGGATGTAAAAATAAAGCGAATCAACAAAATGTACAAGCACCTCAACAAGCTCCTAAACAACCAGCAACGAATCATTCTACGGTTCAAGAGTCGGTAAAGAAAATTGTTGAGAAGTATTACAACAAAAAGTAATCGGTGGTTATTGGTTAAAAAGTTTAGGTGGGAAGTATTTTCCACCTTTTTTTATATTTATAAGTTATGAATGATATTGAAGAACTAATTGAAGAATTTAATAATAATAATTGGAATGGTATATCCAAAATATTCAATAATAGGATTGAGGTATTTTTAAGTTTTATACTTAGAAAAGGTTTAATTGATGAGTTAGACTTATCCAACATACCTTATAATAACGTACCCTCATTTGATTTTTTAGTTAAAACAAAAATTTTAGATAAATTTGAATATAAATCTATACCAGAAGTTCTTGAGAATGATTTTCTTTTACATAAAATACAACAGGATCCTGAAGTTTGGTTGGAATGGCTAACTAAAAATATTCTAAGGGATGTTGAAAGAAGATCAGATGGTTATTACCTATTCTTAAGAGACTCTAAAGAACTTGCCGAACTATTTAATGATCGTGGTCGCGATACTACGGCAAAAGATGTTGCAGAACACGTATTAGGTGAAGATTACTATGAAGATTTTTATGATTCAACCAATAATGTTTATGAAGATGTAATTGAAGAATTAGATGTTGAAAATGTTATAAAATTAAGAAATTATATATTCAGAGAAATTGGTAATGTTGAGTTTTCATTAGAAAAATATGACTCAGAGTTTTTTGAAGGTTTATCTGAAGAACAAGGAACTGAAGGTTATTTCATAATCAAAGAAGAAAATTTAGATGAATTGATTAAGAATGAAGAAGCAATGAAACAACTTTTATATGATGATTTATCTGAATTAGAAAGTGAACTAAGTAATATTCATAATAATGCATATAATGGGGCATACCAAAGTGAAATATATGGTTTAATTTGGTCAGAGTTGGATATACACTTTGTTGGTAGAGTAATTGACGAACAAACCAAAATAGGTGAAACAACTAAATGGGTACAATATGTTAAAATACGTGACTTACAAGGTAATGTGGAAAAATTTCTTTCCAGTCGTGTGGGTAGTGAATATAATGAAGATAAATTAGATTACGAGGGTAGTTATACAACTATGATGAAACAACTAATGGATGATGGTGAATATGATTGGTTAGACTTTAGAATACCTGATTACCCAGATTACGGTTTAGTTACCAAAGATATAAATGATATATTCGGAGACTATATTTAACTAAACTATTTATATATTCATTTAAAACTCATATTCATTACAAAAAAAGATATGAGATTAATCAATAAAAATTCAAGACGAGGCATAGTAAATTTATTTGCCGATTTCATCGTTTCCAAAATTGACCCAAAAGAAAAATCAATTATACAAATCACAGATTGTGAGGTATTCATGGTTCTTAATGGTCAGACCACAAGCGAAACAGAACTTAACATTGATGAGTTAAAAAATGAATTCAATGAAACCTATAAGGAGATTCTTAAATCATTGGGTTTAGAACATTTCAACGTTATCAATATAATCAAATACGGTGTTGATATATCACCAATTGAAACAGGTTGGGTTGATACAAATAAAAAAGTATTTGTTGAGGAGAATAAATCATTTGATGAAATTTCAATTAGTTCCGAGTTTCCATATGGTTATAGTTTACGTACAGGTAGATCTATGGTTTACTACTCACATTATATACTTAACCAAATTTCATCAACAATCGGGTCAGAAAGTATATTTATTCATTTCTTACCTAAAGTTGATGATGAGGCGGATATTAAAGTTGTGACTACATCAATGTATAACCCACAAACAATCAGATCACTAATTTTAGACGTATTTGACTTTGATTTAGAGGACTTCTCCAATAGAATGGAGTCTTATGACCTTACCCAAGATATATTGGATCCTGAGGGAGAAAAACCATACTTGGTTCAGGACAGATTAGAGGATGTAATTATATTCTAAAAAGAAACCCCACTCTTATTAGGAATGGGGTTTTATATTATCTTTCGTAAAACTCTTTGATGATTTTTACACCTTCATCAAGTTCATCATAATCTCTTTCAGGAGCATAAAGTTCAGTTTTAGAATTTTCTTGTCCTGGTGACTCAATTAACATAAATGCCGGAACATATTCATTATTAGTAATTGAAACAAACATATCGTATTCATCGCTATGTTCGTCAATATCTCTATCAATATAAGGTATATCTTCTTTATCCAACATTTCCTTAAGTGTTTTACAATGACCACATGATTTCATTGAAAATATGATTGCTAACTTATCCATTGATTAATTCTGTTAGGATCCCGTTTATTTGACCCTCATTCATCATACCAACTTTAGTATCAATGATGTTACCATTTTGGAACACTTTAATTGTTGGGATACTTCTTATCCCCAATGATGCCCCAAATTCTCTATTTAAATCTACATTCATTGTACACATTTCAACGTTTGATGTGTTTTGAGATGAAACTTTTTCAAATAAAGGTTTCATCATTTTGCACGGACCACACCATTCGGCCCAGAATTCTACAATAACTTTTTTACCTGAGTTAATTTTTTCTTGTAAATCTACACTACTAATTTCCATTTTTATTTAATTTTTGATAAGTTTTTAATGAAGAATGATACTTCGTTTAATTGATCCATATCGTAATAAATTTTCATCTGATACGACATATCTGCGACCTCCATTTTAGATAAATATAAGTAAAACCCAGATTTATGTTTAAGTATTGATTCTAAATGATTAAGTTCAAATTCAAACTCAACACTATCTAAGTATTCAATTTCAAATTTCTTTTCTATTAATGTCTTAGGTGTTAATCCTATAGTACTATTAACTTTAATAATACCATATAATTTATCATGTCTTTCTTTTAAGATATCCAAAAAATCATTCTCACGTTTAAACATATTGACTATAAATTAAAAAAGTGGGGTTGTTCACCCCACGTTTCTTTTAGATCATTGACTCAGCGGTCTCCCAAAGTTTTGTATTTATTGCGTTTACCGCCATAATATTTTTCAAACCTCTTAACCCTGTCTTACGACCACTTTGTGATCTGTACTCAACACCACCTCGTACAAATTTCTCTTGTACTACGTTGAAAACTTTCCAAAGGTCATCTCCTTCATCTTCGTTACGGTTAGGTGTTAACAAGTTAGCTAAATCAAGTGTTGAAGGAACTGAACCTGTTGCCCATCTAAGTTTAGATGCTTTTTGAACGAACTCAACTTTTTCATCCATAGTAAGTTGACGTTCCATCATTCTTCCAACAGAGTGTTGAATCATTGGTAATTTCTTTGCGAAACTTTCCGTTAACATTTTAACATCGTCAAGTTGGAAATCTTTGTGTCGGATTCGGAATTGGTCTGCTACTGACGTAGGAACCGTTAATCCGTTACTACACACCAATCTGTGAAGACCTGCACTCATTGAGAATGCCGACATACCATTGTGAGAGTTTTTGATGATTGCTTCAACCAAAGTATCACCAACCGATGGAAGTTGTCCATTACGGAACTTAACTTCGTGTAGGGCGTGGATACCAGTGCCATTTTGTTTAACAGATGAAATTTCCCACCCTTCTCTATCAAAGAACTCCATGATCTTGTCTGTAGGGACAAACTCATACTTGTTTGTCATTTTTGACGATGGAGATGTTGCGAAGATTGATGGTGCGGTTGACTTGATTAATTCTGGAGTATAGATCATATAATTAGTTTTTTAGATTACCTTACAAAGATAGTCAATTTTTTGGATTCTACAAGCCTTTACATAAAAAAAATCAATTAAGTATGATATCCCCAAACTTAGTCTTTTGAATAAATCCTTTAACTTTGTTTGTATAACTTAACTTTTGGTTTAATTCAGGTGATTTAAGATCAACCACAACATCAATAATTTGTTGTTTGGTTAATACAAAGTCTTCACCTTTCTCATAGTTCTCAATAGATTTTTCTTTCATCTTTTGAAAGAATTCTTCTTTTTGTACCTCACCAACAAGATCCATAAAATCACCTGGATTTTTTTCAAAAAAGGTTATTAGTTGACTAATATAAATTTCTATGTCTACGTTCATCATTAAGATCTTATAGGTCCACAATGTTTCTTCAATTCAGGAGGGAAATTAATAAACCAGAACCCTTCATCTTCTGTCATGTATTCTTCTAATTTTGCGGGTATTCTCATATTAGGATTTGAATGCTCCGTTGAGAAGAAGTTCAAACAATACAATTCACCAAACGCTTCAGGAATACTTTCCAATTGTGGGTTATTAGGTAAGTTTATAAATTTTAATTTGGTACAATTTCCAATACTTTCAGGGATTGACTTAACCATATTATCAATAATCAATGTTTTTAATTCGGTTAATTTACCAATACTTTCCGGTATATCCAAGGCAATTGGAGTTTTACTTGTATTTTCCATTTGGATCATAGTTGTATTAGTTGGGATGTGTTGAAAGAAATCATCAAACCCAAATAATGCAACATACTTGGAGTTATCATCTTTTGGATATTCAAGACCAACATAACCACTACTACTAACTCCGGCTAATTGACCTGAGAATTTTTCTCTTAATTTTTTCTTATTTTCTTTCATTATAGGACTATTGATGAATGCAATATCGGCATCATTCAATTGACCTAAACTTTTTGTCATCAACCCTTGAAGTTTTCTTGCCGCATAATATTTCAAAACGCTAGGTTCAGAATCATTGATCATTTCAGCAGTCAAGTCCATTCCCAACCCTAAGTATTTGTTTTTAAGATTTTCGGTAAAGTTACGATAAATTTCATTACCATTATTTCTATATGTTAAATCAGGACTTGAAAGCTCAAGCCACATTTCGGCCGCTTGTTCACTACCAAGTTCTTTAATCGCATCTTTATTGATGGTAGTATTTTTATAGTCATTCAGTACTTTTTGTTCAGCAGCACTCAATGGATCCGCAACAAACAAATGTTCTTTACCTTTTAATTTTGGAACTTTACTTACAATTGTACTCCATTCTTCTCTCCTATGACCTGAATAACCTCCTGACATATTTTGACCATCCGCAATTCGTTTTCCGCCATAAGGCTCAACTAATATGACAACTGAATAGTTAAGGTCACCAAATGGTTTATCTTTATCAATAACATAATAAATTGTTAAGTTATTACCCAAACGATAATTGTAATACATATTACCACCACCTGATTTAGATATACACCAACTTCTTCCGTTAGCCAATTTAATACATTGTTCCTTACCACTTGGTTTGAAGATTAATAAGTTATCATCATCATATATTGTTTCAATGTCAGAATAATCATCTTTTGTATCTTTAATGTCATCAGTTAAATCTCCCATACCATCTAATGTATGTTCAAGTTCATCAAAACTCATAAACAACAATGGTGGTAAATTTGCAGGTAACCTATGATATAGATCCAAATATGTTGACACATAATAAATTAATTGTTCAGGTGTTACATTAACCTTATCATCTTTAAATTTCTTAAGTGCCGCTGATGTTAACATAGTATTAAACTTACTCTGTAAAAACTCAACCAATTTCAAATAAGGCATTTTAAGAACGTCTCTTTGATTTATAGGTAGGATTGGAAACAATTCGTAAAACTTACGTAATGCCAATTTAACCGCATTTTTGTCGGCACCTTTATTGGCTTCCATATATTTTTTGAATATACTTTTTTCTTGTTTTTTAATCTCTTTTGATAAAACAATGTTCTTAACAATAGTATAAGTTAATTTGGTGATATCTCTTTGATCTTGAGGTAACCCATTTTTATATTTCTCAAATGCGTTAATAACTGCCGTAATTTGTTCTTCAGTATCTCTAGTTGTAGGTTTAAATTTGTCAATTAAAAATTTAATGACTTTTTCAGACATTGCCTCACTTACAATACGTTTACCGTTTGTGTTTTCTTTTATGACAGATGTTAATACCTTAATTAATTCCATAATAAGTTTTTAATATAAATATTCCAATAGTATAAAAAAATGATTAGTAATTCATTATTAATAATTCCTCACCCATGTTTTGTTTTGTTCCCTTTTTTGCCGCTGCCGCTTTAGCAAACTCTTTTTTCTCCCATTTGTACTGATCTTCAGGAAACCATTCGTGTAATAATTCAAAATCATAGTACGATAAACTGAATTTACCTTCCATATTTATTAAAGATTTTGAAAGTCTTTCGTGGTCTTCCCTATCAAAATCATGATTAGAATAATAGTTTTCAGTCTTCCAATATGGTGGATCCACATAGAAGTAAGTTGTTGGTGAATCATACTTTTCAATCACCTCAGCAAAATCCATATTCTCTACATCACTTATTCTTAAAAAATGTTCAACCCAATCAGGTTTCATTAATTTATCTCGGAATGTTAAGTATTTAGATTTGTACTTACCTTTTAAGTCAATGAAAGAACTTTTTTCAGGTTTAGATCCTGAGAACACTTGTGTTAAAACATACGCATATTTAGCAGCAACATCATAATTACCAGGTTCTACCCTGAAATTTTCATCAAATATTTCAGCCTGAAAGCTGATAAATTGTTCTTTATATATTGATGGTGTAATTTCCACACCAAATTGTTGACATGGGATTGCGTTGATTGATTCCAATAATCTTTCAGGGTTCTTAATACATTCAAATAAATTATGGTTAAGTGGGTTGAAGTCATTATACACAACTTTCTTTAGATTTGGGAACTGACTTAGATCCATATTAAAGAAACACCAAAACATCCCACCGAATGTTTCAACATATGTTTCCATATCTTTATCATAGAAAGGGACTATCCACTTTCCTATCTTACTCTTACCTCCGATATAACTTAACATAGATAAAATATAAGATATTTATGGTAATCAGTCAATGGAAGTTTTTTAAAAAAAAATACATATATTTTGGCAGAACCAAAAAAAACACTATCTTTGTATTGTTGATGTGGGTAACACTACTGAAAACAAGGATGTCAGTACTCCTATTTAACAATCTGAACGCCAGGTGTAGGGTGTGTCTATACGGGTTAATTACCTCAACCTAATCGGTGAAAAAAATTAAGACCTCTCATTTTTGGGGGGTCTTACTATTTATAGTAGTATGAAATTACTTAATACGATAAAAAATCTTATCCTTGAGGGAAGACAGTTATTGGACAGATATGATGTTGGTGGTATAAACGTTGACATTTTTTATAATGACCATTCAAATATAGCGATAAGTAATTCATCATATGGTAGACAATCAATTGAGGATATAAATGAATCAATTATTGACATTTTAGACATTATTGTTGAGGTATCTATAAACATACTTAATTCTACGGGTAAAATACAAGGTAAAGATCATTCTATTTTAATTAAAGACTATATGATAGGTGTTGATTACCATGTTTGGGTTACCCAATCTAAAAATGGTGATTTATTTTTAACTATTAATACATCAATTGGTCACCCAAAAAGTTTACCAATTGGTCAAAATGATAAAACAATAATTATAACTAAATCAGGAGATACTCTAATAAAAGAACAATTTAAAAATAATAACTTTACTAAAATTGTAAAAGGTGATATTATTTTATATATAATATAATTTATGGAAAAGAAAGAAGCAACACAAGTAACAGGATGTAAAAAGTGTAATCAAACAACAGGTAAAACACAAAAATTTGTTTTTATTACTGGTGGTATTATGTTTGCCCTATCAATATATGGTGCAATAGCCCTATATAAAGACATCATGTCCTTATTTTAAGGTCTTTCAAACCTAACAATCCGATTAATTAATAGATCCCCAATTTGACCTACCTTAAATCCTTTACCTTTAACCCTCAAAGGTTTTGAGGAATCAAATAATTTAGGTAATTTAATATTTAATTCACCATCAGGATGAGGTATGTTTATATCCTCCTTTATAATATCTTCATAGTTTAAATAAGAGTTATAAATTAAATGTGGTCCGTTCTTAAAGAAACCATTATCTTCCACTAAATTAACCCTTATTACCAAATCCCCAAATCTACCATTTTTAAAATCACCCACATTTGACATTCTTATGAATTGACCATCCTCTAACCCATGAGGTATTTTAACATCCAATGTTTTCATCTCATCTTTAGTCTCCGATCCATTACATGAATAACAAGCGTTTATAGTTATTTTACCGGTACCTGAACAAGTCTCACACATCATATTAACAACTTGTATGAACATACCCGTACCCATTTGTTTCATAACACTACCAGCACCATTACAGGTAGTACATACCTTCTTCTCCCCTCCTGATCCACTACAAACATTACAACTAGTCTTTCTCTTGTATGTAATTTGTTTGTTCCTACTTAAATATGAATCCAACACACCTATGTTTACCGTAATCACACTAGTGTGAGTATCTTGTCTTTGTCGTTGTTGATTGAATGAATGAAACATATCAGCAAAATTACTACCGAATGGGTTACTCCGTTGATTATCGTATTGACTTCGTTTATTTGCGTCTCCAATCGTATCATATGCCTCAGTAATCTTCTTAAACTTTTCTTCATCACCACCTTTGTCGGGATGATTTTCTTTTGCTAGGTTTCTATATACCTTCTTGATGTCTTCTTGTGTTGCTTTTTCGTCAACACCTAAAACCTCATAATAGTTATCATTATTCATTTATAAAAAAAATTTAATATACTTAATTAAAGAGTGATCAATATTATGAACTATTTAATCGTACTATTCAAAAATAAAGAAAGAAAAAAAATAATAAAGTCGTTTAAGACTTACGAGAACGCCAAAAAGTTCTACGATGGTAAAATAGTAGGTAATAAAGACATTAGATTCAACACCTTATTTGAAAATGGTAAATCCTGTTCATTTGAAATTGGTTTACTTGAAAAGAACTCTAAAAATTTTGATTCATACTTTATTAAGGATGAACTAGGTCGTCAAATAAAAGTGGAGTTGGATAATAGAGATTACACAATACTTTCTGTTTCTGAATTATTGGTGGAGGAGTTAATTTACGACATACAAACCTCATCTAAAATTTCATTTGATAAGTTTGTTAAAAATTATCTACCTAAAGATGGGTTGAAACTTGTATCTAAAATTAACAACAAAATTGTAGTTCAAAATGACGATAAGTTTAATTGTTTCTCTTTGAAGTCTGTTAATGAATCTGGTAGGTTCCTTGACGTATTAGGTAAATTTCTACAGGATAAAAATAGAATGGATTGTATATTGGTTCCTGACTCAAGTAAGTCACAAAAGAAATACATTTATGATATTTTAGAAAAAGGGGGAATCCCTAAATCAAAGTTGTATAGGACTTACACAACATATAAAAGATAGTTATTTTAAATAATTTTTTATTAATCTTTTAATGAAACCTTCTTTTTTAATTACAATTGGTTCTTCAATAGGTTTTTCTTCTTCATATGAATTTTCTAATATGAATATTACCTCAACACCCGAAAGATCAATTTTAAATTTAGTATAGTTACTATCAATTTCTCTAAAGTTTTTTTGAACTTCTTTAAAATCAACTTCCGGTAATTCAAACACTATTGCCGTTTTACCATCGGGAAATAAAGATTGGGTGGCATCTGTAATCATTGCCAATTTTTCCATTATCCCAACAATACTTTCTTTATTCTCTTCCATAATGTCATTTTCTCAACATTGACTTTTACAATGTCTTCTTTCTTTAATTGTTTGATTTGATTGATAAATTTACTTTTATTTCTTTCAACTTCAATCTTATCTTTTTCCAATTCATTATTTAACCACTCAATTTGAGTTTCTAACTGGGTTTGTATTTTCTTCTCCATCTTCTAATTCAATTTTTTGATCATCGGAAATTTCAAATTTTAATGCTTGTAGATTATCTAAATTTTGTTTTTCAAAAATAGATTTTAACTCATTAACTTTGGTTTGGAACAGTTTATCCTTTTCCTCTCTTTCTTTATTATATTTAATAATGTTTCTGAGATTGTTAATAATCTTCTCAACCTCTTCTTCATTAAAGGTACTAACAAATGAAAAGAATCTTTTACCTGTTTCAGTAGATTCATTTTCTAATAACGTTTCTTCATCAACAAACTTTTTTGGTATTTTCCATGTGTTAGGAAAATGTATGTCAAATGAAAGATATGTTTTCAACTTTCTTACGGATTGTAAGTATGGTGATAAAGTATTAAATTCGGTAAAAAAACTCATAAAAAATTTTGTATTGTGTAAGTTATAACATAAGACAATGAAATGCCTTGGAATAATATTTCCCTATTACTCATAACCAATCTTTCAGGTAAAGTTTGTAATAGGGAAAATATAAATTTTACAACAACTCTAAATACTGAGAGAGCTGAAAAAATGAACATAAAAAGATATAAAGTATCAATATTAGTCATTTTTCTTAGAATCTAAGATTTCACCTCTTAATGTTTGCAATAATGCTTTTAATTCTTGAGATGTTTTTCTTGCTCTTGTTCCTGCACTTTTATTTCCTGCAAAAAACTTAGTTGTGTCAGCACTTAATAGTTCAACTAGTGTTTTAATTTGTTCTAACGTTTCCATTTTTTAAATGTATTTTATTGTTTATGTAATTTAATTATACCTCACTAACTTACCTTAGTAAATACTATAGTACCAAATTTTTATCCAAACTCCTGTAAATATTAAGTATCATATCTAAATCAGATTGGGTAAATGGTTTTTCTAAGTCAAACACATCTCTAAAGAAAACATTAATAGAATCTTTAATTTTTTTATCAACTTGATTATAATATATTTCAGAAAAAAATGATTGAAAGTGATCATAATGATCTCCCCTTTTGTTGAAAGTTATGTTTTCCAAATTAAAACTATCTATTGTTTTATCCCAACACCAATCAAAGTGTTTATTCTTATCTTCTTCGGTCATCAATACTTTGGTTTCATTAAAACCGTCGTCATCACCAAGATAAGTCTCTAAAATTAATTTATGTATGGATATAGAGAAATCATAATATAATTCCATTTTCTCAGGAATGATATTGTTGATGCTAAACCAAATCTCAATATCCTCCTGTTTTAATTGTTTTGATATGTAGTTAAAAAAATTGTCCATAGATTAATACCTATGGACAATGATAATACCTAATTATGTAATTGTAAATTATTGAGTGTTTTTCTTATAAGACATTAAATCCATAATACGTGTAAAATCCTCATTGATTTTTTGTTTTTTCTTTTCATCAATAGATTCTAACTTAGCCATAATTTTATCTCCCGCATTTTCACCTGATTTATCAGTAACAATTGGTTGAGGTGATTTATTATAAGCCTTACGTTTAATTTTAGCTAATAAATTATCTTTTCTAATCTTATTTCTCTTCTCGTTATTTGGTGTCTCAACTGCGTTTGCCCATTCAGGATTATTACCCGTTCTTGAAGACCCAACTACGTTGTCAGTTACCCAATCTTCATCAGGATGGATTTCATCGTAATCTAAGTTTTCTAAACCAGCAGCAGTAAAGTTATCAATATAATCCTCAATTGCTCCTGAAGCAACATAAGCTTTTTTAGACATTTCTTCTAATTCACCATTTCCTTTTGGAAAATGTTTTGGTGACATTTCATATTTACCTTTAGATCCGTCTTTTAAATAATCTTTCATTTTTTTGGCCAAATCTTTCATATAACCTTCTTCATTTTTTTTTGACGTTTTAATAGATCTTTCATATTCAGCATATCCAGCCGGTGTCTTACCTTTATTAAATTTACCTTCTTCTTTTAAAACAATATTCTCAATCATTTCTTCAAACTGACTTTCATTAAATAAAAGTTTTTCTCTTTTACCATTTACTGCAGTTGTTAATTCATAAAACACATTTTCATTTACATCTTCTTTTTTGTCTTTTCTTAACATTTTGAAGTCCTGTGAATCTAATCTTCCATTTTTATTTTTATCTAATCTGCGTTGATTTCCGTATAATTTTTCCATTACTTCCTCAATGTCTGTATCCTCTTCTTTTCTTAACATTTTGAAATCCTCACTATCAATTTTACCATTATGGTTCTTATCAATTCTTTTTTGGTTTCCGTGTAATTTTTCCATTACTTCTGACTCGTTACTGTAACCACATGATTCACACGTTTCTCCTTCTGTCATTTCCCCACCACATGATTCACACATTTCCCCTTCATACATATTACCACATTCCATACATTCACCTTCTGTCATTTCTCCGCCACATGATTCGCACATTTCTCCTTCTTCAACATAATCAAAAGAGCTACCAGGTTTGTTAAATTTTAATTTTTCCATTACTTCATTCGCTTTGTCCTCCAAAGTTTCATTAATAAGTTTTTGGATTTTATTTTTCAAATAATAGTTCATAGTTATTTTTATTTAATAAATATCACATTAAATTCCTTTTTGACATTTCATTGAAGATTATTTCTTTTATGAAATCTTCATGAATTTGGTATCTATCTGATAAATCGTTTATTACTTTTGAAAGAGTTTCGTTTTCAAAGATTCTAAGTGCGTTAATATCCCCCTGATTACAGTAAGGAAACTTTTTACACTTTTTCTTAACTTGAACAAACTTACCTCCAGGTATTTGTGTTTTACGTTTTGTTCCCCAATCTTTTTTGTTGGTTGATTTTGCCCATATCGAGGGTCCTGAGTATTGACCCGATGATGCCGATCCTGTGGCCTCTTTTGTTTCTCTTCTACTTGATCTGTTAGAATGTTTTTTGTCTTGACATTTACAATTTTTCATACCACAAATCTTACATACACTTTCTTTCATTTCACGACCAAATAACGGAGCAGAATAACCACCCGCACTACCTGACCCTGTCATTTCTTTTGTTTCTTCCTTATCATTAACTTTTTTTGATTTAACAAATGATAGTATTGAATTTAAGAAGTCATTAATTTCTTCGGGGTTTTTTAATAATTTTTTAATTTCTCGTCTTATTGTTGTCTTATTAGTTTTTTTTTGTTTTGCTAATTCAAAAACCAATTTTAATCCATTAGGGTCTTTTAAATAATCTTGTGGAGCATTTCTTTTTTCCCCCTCATCATTTTCTTTAACATCTCTAAGACCTTTCAAAGCATTTGATCTAGCATCAGGATTACCCGAAGTTTCGCTAGATATCATATCTTTAATTTTTGCAGTTATCTCATCCATTATGAACTTCTAAATTTAGATTCCCAGAAACTTCTTTGATGGAACATCATTGTAAAAAATTCTCTGAATGATTTCACAACGATATCTTTAATATCACCTTCTAGTTTACCTCTTTTTATGTCTTTAGAGACTTTTTCAATTAATTTATCTTCAAATTGTTTGGCAGTAGTAGATCCCAAGAAATCTTTCATTTCTTTTTTAATTAAAGTTTCAATTTCTTTTTTATCTGTTTGTGATAATGCCATTATTGTGTTACTACTTGATAGGTTAATACTCCAATTAAAATGCCTGAGACTATTTCTATAATTACATTCTTTCTTCTTAATTTTTTGTTATCGGTAACTAAATTTTTATTTATTTTATCAACGATATCAAATTTCTCATTTGTTTTTTGAATTATTGTATCACTCATCTTAACTTTATCTTCTAAATTCCCAATAATTCCTTGTTGAGCACCTATTTTTTTATTTAATTCAATAACTTCAGTTTCAGTTAATTTAAGTATTGCCGTTGTGGAATCTAATCTATTTAGATCCAACATAATTTGTTTACCAACACTATAAGGTAAACATATTTTAGTTGTGTCAACTTTTTTAATTTGACCAAATGATGTCAATGACACCAAAAGAAATAATACATATAATATCTTTTTCATATTTAAAATTTATATCTTAATCTTAATAAACTATCAACTTGTGTAACGTCAGCATCTTTAATCTCTTTCCCTTTTTGTTCGTAGTAATTATTTACTACTTCCTTTTTAACTTTGATGTTAGATATTGTTGAATCAATTTTCTCAATTTCTTTTTTATACTCATTAATTGATTCGTCTAATTTCTTTTGACTTTCAATCAACAAATTAATGTCTTTATCTATTTGTTCTATTTTCTTTAGATCTTCTTTAGTCATACCATTTGATGATTTCATTAGATCCAATAGTAATACGTATAATACCACCACTCCAACAACAATTAAAATGTACTTGAAATTATCACTTATAAACTTTCTCATGATTCAGGTGTTTTTTTTCTTGCGGCAATAACTCTAGACCATTTAGATTTGAATTTCTCATAATATTGTTTTAACTTATTTAAAAATTCCAAATAATCGTCATCAATCTTAGTCATCGTACCGTTTATGTATATACCATTTGTTTCTCCAATTGAATAGAAAAACTCAACATCCAATTCAGTAATCTTACCTGACCACTCAACATTGTTTGAGTATAAGTTTAATTTATTAAAGTCTACAATTTCAGATACCTCACTAACAAAATCATCCATAGTTTCTTGGAACGCCTTCTTATCGTCAGTAGTTAATTGTAAGTCAGATTTATCTTTACCATGAATAACAATAATACCACCAGATATTCTATAACCCTTTGACTTGTCAGTTTTTACAACATCATCTTCTTTATTACCATCAGTTTCCTCAGGTTCCGCAGTCTCATATTCTTTAGGTTGATCTTCGGTTGGTCCTTCCTCACCTTGTTCCAATATTAATCCGTGATTTTTTCTGATATGGTTAATATCCTCACTGATCAAATTTTTATTTAATAATTTTTTAGATGCCTCTATTAAATTTTTTATTTCATCGTGTCTATTCATCTTCTATATTTTTTTTAAAATAATCAAAATCAAATGCCGGACTTAGATCCGTAACATCTGTGGTGTAATTGCTTCTGGTAACAATACCATCAAATTGATTAACACCATTTACTTTAGTGTTATGTCCCACACATTTTTTACTAATGTTAAAATCTTCCATTAGTTTTTTACATATTAGTATGGTACTATCAATTTGAACTTCGGTATATGGTTGCCATAAAAAGTAATCCCTCCACTTACGTTCAAAAGTCTTTCCATTATAAATATTGCCAATCCAGTTAATGTATCTATTTTTTAATGGTTCTTTTTCCAACCAACCTAAATTTTCTAAAGAAACTGTTATTGATTTCTTGGATATGTTCTCATCATTTATATATTTGGAGTATTTTTTTGGTTCCAATAGTTCTATTATCTTACCATCACGAGTGATTATATAATTAGGAACTTTATTATATTTCTTACCGTATCTATATTTTAAACTATTAATATAATCTTTTACCTCCCTTGAGGTGTGCGATAAAATAATTTGACTTTTATTTTTTTCCTCACCTTCATAGTTGAAGTCACCGAATTTTATAATGTTTTCATCACTCATCATTCTTTTTATAAACCAACCTTTTAACACCATCAGTTGTTGTTGTAGTTGTTGACTCACCAACGGTAACATTACTTTCAATTATCTCAGGTTCCCAACTTTTTTCTTCACCAATAATTAAAGATTCTCTTTGTATTATCGGAGCTTCAACAATTTTTATTACCTCAACAATTTTTTCTACTTCTTTAATAACCTCAACAGGTACCTCAACAATTTTTTCTACTTCCTTAATAACCTCAACAATTTTTTCAACCACAATTGGTTCAACTTGGGGGGTGACTTGGGGGGCAACTTGGGGGGTAACTTGGGGGGTATAATTATGAAAGTAACTTTCAGGAACTTCAACCTCATCATGTATGGTATCATGTATGGTATCATGTATGGTATCATGTATGGTACTACTTTCTTTTTTATTTTTTTTAAATGCTTGGTTAGTCGCAATAACTAATGTAATTGCTAATGGATCAAATACAAAAATTAAAAGTAAAATGAAAAGGTTTGCAACTTGTTTAATATCCCAACCTGAAATCTCACTAATGTATTTAATAGATCCTAACTCACTACCTTCCAACTCAGCAGATTCCATATTAAGTATTTCAATATCTAATTTAGTTATACTATCATTCATAGCATCAATACGAGTGGATACCTTATCTCTATTTTCTGTGGTAAGTTTTAATTGATCCTCAAATGATTTACGGTTAGCATTATTTGCTCTTGTAATAAGTTGACCTGTTTTTCTATCTACAGATTGTGTTGTGGTATTGGTTGATAATCCATCTCTTAACTTTGAAATGTCCTTATCTAATATATCTTTTTCTTTCTGTTGTTCGTTTTTTATTTCAATAAATCTTGTTTTCTTTACTTCAACATTTGCAATCTTTTTTTGATTAATCTCAAGTTTTGAAATATTTCCCTGAAACCCAGTACTTAATAAACCATAGATACCAAGTGAAGTAATCAAAGATAATGTCACAAGAGCGATTGTAAGGTATATCTTTAAGACTCCATATGTTTCTTTCCACTTGTCGTGTAAGTATGTGGCAATTGCAATCTTAGATACCTCAAGAAAAGATCCCATAATGATTACAGGTAACGCAACACCAACAAATACCACTGATAATCCAACCACACTATAATAAGCGGCAGTTCCTGATAGACCAAGAGCACAAAATAATAAAAACCAAGGTAAAAATTTTTCTTTCATAGTAATTGTTTTGTATTTATAAATATCAATATAAGGTATTTATATAATTATGTCATTACTTAGAGAATCAATACGTAAAATTTTAATCTTAGAAAAGAAGATTGCTGAGATCAAAGCAAACCTTACTGTCACCATGAATTTAAGATACCAACGTGGAAAGGTACCTGGAATGAAGTCCCACGCAGAATCACAAAAATCTAGACATTTTTCAGAAGGTGGTGATGCTATTAGAGATTATGATATATTAAAATCAGTATCTAAGGTAAAGGACGATATAGTACAATATATTGTCATTGGTGAGTTATATGATGGTGTTGAGTTTGTAATTAAAGATGAATCAACCCTTCTTAATATTCCAATTCTAATACAAGAAGTTAATCCTTACGAATTTAATCTTA